TGTTGATAATAATGATTACCTTCTTCTGTTGCAGATAAAACTATTCCCGCTGGTAAATGTTTTTTGTGGTATAGAATATCCGTAACGAGTGTTGATTTACCCGTGTTACGTTTTCCGATAAACACACAGACTTTATCGTCGGCCATATTTTCGGGTTTGAATTTTCTCAACTGAAGATTCATCTATAATATCGCACCGTTTTATTTCATAAAATTTTACTCACATAGAGTAAGAATGGCTGGTCGTTTAAACCTTGCTGTAACAGGTATCCAGGACCAATGGCTTACGGGTGAACCTGAATTTTCGTATTTCCTGATAAATTTTAAAAGGCATACTAAGTTTTCTATAGAAGCCGTTGAAGTACCTTTCGACGGCGACTCTAATTTCGACGCAATTATAGAATGTAACATACCTAGAAACAAAGGCGATCTCGTGAGAAGCATGATGCTTAAATTCACTTTACCAAAACCAACGGGTACGGCGACACCTGGTTACGATATAAGGTATATGAAATCTATAGGTTCTCAAATCATAGAGTACGCAGATCTTTGTATAGGTGGTCAAACTATAGAACGTCTAACTGGTGATTACATATACATGTACGATCAAATACATAGTAACAAAGATGATATAGATCAAACGCTTTATTTTCTCACTGGACACGATAATTATATATCTGTTTCTTACGACTGGGATTATAATGTCTTTTTGCCTTTTTATTTCTTCAGACACCCGAGTTTGGCGATACCTGTATGTGCACTTACGAAACAGCGTGTTCATGTCAAAATAAAGTTCAAAAAACTCGAAGACGTTGCCATACAATATAATTCGAGTACGGATATTATAGACCCACCTTCCGACGTATCATCTTCGATTAAGAAAGTTTCTTTAGTGACCGATTACTTCTTCGTTACGGAAGACGAGAGAAATTTTTTAATATCAAGACCGATAGAATATGTCATAACACAACTCCAAATGTCACAGTTTAGGTTCAAGGCGAGCGAAACTAAAAAATCTGGTATGCTTAATTTTAAACACCCCGTAAAGGAAATGTTCTTCTTAGCTGTGAGTGATGATGTTCATAAAATCACTCCTATAAAACATGTTTCTATGAAATTTAACAATAACGAGATAATAGATGCTGATAATTTGATGCTGAGTTACGAACAACCGTTAAAGTATTACACGGGTGTTACCGATAACAATTTCGGTGTGTACAGTTTTTCATTAAACCCAGAAACATATTATCCTACAGGTCAAGTTAACATGAGTAGAATAGCACATAATTTAATAGAAGTTGAGATAGACCCACCAAACTCTAATTATGCACACAAAGTATACGTTTACGCTGTAAATTATAACGTTTTACGTATAAATGGGGGTCTTGGTGGTTTAAAATTTTAGTGAGTTATAATAGTAATGGCTGGCCGTGTTCAGTTAGAAACAGTTGGACCACAGGACGCCTTTTTCACTGATGATCCAGAATATACTTATTTTATTAAGAATTTCAAAAAACATTCAAATTTTGCACCATTTTATGTTGATTTAGACGTGACTGGTGAGGTTGAATTTGGTAGTATAATAAAGTGTACGGTTCCGCAGAATCAAGGTGACCTTCTTAAAACTGTAAGTTTAAAGGTTGAGTTAAGTGCTATAGACCAGAGTTTAATAAGCTCTTTACACACGAACACGACGGGTATAGGATACAATGAATCTATAGGTCACGCCATGATTGAATATGCCGAACTTATAATTGGTGGTGAAATCATTCAACGTATACCGAGCGATTTTTTCTCTATTTATTCGGAAAACTACGTTACGCAAACGAAACAACATAATTTAGAAAAACTCGTGGGTAAACCACCTTTAGAGTTTTCCGGTACACCGGTAATAAAAAAGGTTATAGGTCACTACGACGGTAACGCTCTTACCGATAAGAAATATTTTATAGATATACCCTTCTATTTTTATAATAGTCCCGAACTTGCCATACCCGTTTATGCTATAAAACAACAAGAAATAGAAGTATCTATAAAGTTTAGAAACGTTGAAGACTGTATTCATTCCATTAGGTCGGATATACCTTATAATAACTACGTCATGTATACCGGTCTTAAACCGAAAAAATTGATAAAGAGTGCTAAGATAACACTGGAAATGGTTTCGTTAACAAATCATGAAAAAGAAGAAAACTTACAAAAGGATTATATAATAACACAAATTCAAGAAAATGTTTTTAATATAAATAAAAATACGAATAACGATCCAGTCAGTCATGTGTTTGATTTAAAATTTGTAAACCCCGTAAAAGAACTTTTCTTTTTAATACAGGGTAAAAGAAAAACCGTAAATGAGTTTTTTACCACGTCGTTTGATTACGATAACTCTTCTAGAGATTTAAACAGTGAATACATAACGTACGAACAATTGAAAAGTATGGAACTTAAACTTGACGATTCTGAAATTTTAAACGAAAAAACGGGTAGTATAATAAACTTACGAGCGGTTCAAAGTGGTATACACCACACAAGAACGCAATTGTTCAGGAGGTACTATTCGTATAGTTTTGCACTTGAACCTGAAAGGTGGTACCCCACGGGACAGAGAAACTTTAGCTTAATAAAAAATCAAACACTTAAAGTAAATTTAAATAGTGAACAGGAAACTGATAGAGAACTTAGAGTTTTGGCGCATAGTTATAATATACTCCGTGTTGAAAACGGTATTGCTAAAACACTATTTAACGTATAATATAATGAATCAACAAGAAAAAGACGCAGAACAGACAATCGCAGAAAATGTTCAAAATACAGTTTTTGATATTATGTTACCGGTCATAGAAAAGTCCGTGATACTTGCGGGTGAATATGCCAAGGCGTGTGGAAGAGACATAATTTTACCAGAAGATATGGAATATACAATGAAGTATTGTGTTATGAATGAAGTAGGTAAAGATGTAGGTTCCATGTTCCCAGAAATTTACGACGATGAAAGTGAAGAGGAAGGTGAAGACGACGTTTTTGAAGATGATACAGACGTTTCTTTTACTAGGTATTCAGGAAGAGAATATAAATTCGTAAAGGTAAACATGGCGTACGATAATTGGGATACGTGGCAACCTAGAAACCCGTCAGAACAACTTTTAAAAAATGCTATAGATAGTAATGAGTACTCAGGTACCGAATGGATGGACGACGAGTCGTGAATACTTTAAACTATCTGATAAAGATAGTGAAGATTCAGACTCAGACGAAAGTTTAACAGGAACCGAAACTGAATCTGAATTTGAATATGGATCAGAATCGGGTAGTGAAGAAAATACTAAAATGTTAAAGGGGTACCTTAAAAACACTAAAAGGTATAAAAAAATTTTATTCGAGGACGATTTGTTCCCAGAATAAAATCTAATGATATAGTATAAAAAATGTCTGCAGCTTCTGAAACTGTTATGCTCGTCACTCGTGAACTCGAAGCACAATCTCTTAATGCCATTGTCGCTGGTTTTTCTTTTGCGGCCGCGCTTTCGTGGATGGATTTGGTTAGATGGACGGTTAATAAGTTTATCAAGGTTAACAAGAATGGTGGTATGAACTACGCTCTTACCGCCTTGTTGACGACTTTGATGTCCGTTCTCATTTACTTGATCGTTTCCCGTGTATCTTCTCGTGTGAGAAAGCCAGAACAACCAACCTTCGCGGTTACTCGATAAGTTTCCTTTTTTTGGTAACTAACAATAAAAAGAGTCCAGTAGCGACTATAGCAAATATAGAAATAAATGCATCCCATCTACGCGGATCCTCTAAATCGGGGATACTCATAGGTGGTGGAAGAGATGTATCTCTTTTCACGTTAGACAAGTTTTCAAGTTTATCAGTAGAACAAGATACAGCAAGTTTTATGATATGGTTTGCGTTTCTGAAATCGTATGGTATTAATCGGTTATTACTACTATAATAAAATTGAACTCTCAATCGGGATATAGTTTTTTGGGATCCCGAATCAAAATTGTGTTCTACGGCGTCATCTACACCCGAATAGTTTATGACATCGCCACAGAGCAGTATACGACCAGTATAAAAAGGTGTTTGTGAAAATATCGTTTTATTAAATTCATCAGAACCGCTACTTAGTTTAACGACTATAGCATCAGCACCTTGTAAATTTATACTTCCGGTTTCTAACGTGTTCGATGTAGACGAAGTATCCGAAGCTGGTAGACCTAATATATCGTGAGGTGTTGTGTATCCATGAACGGATGAGTTATACCCATTCGTACCACTATAAAATAGAAACGTAAAATCACTCGAACCTGTAAACGTTATCGCATTGGTATCTTTATTGAAAGTTGCACTTGTTATCACAGTAGATTGAGCAACAATAGCGTCTGCTAACGACTGACCACCATAGTTACCAACTGGTATTGTTATGGTTTGTGTAGTACCACCATTTGTAAGTATATCAAACGTATTGTTTCTCGAGTGTATAAGGTACTGACTATTATGTATACGTGCTGATATAAGTGAAATTTTACTAACATCGTATATTGGATTTTTTAAGTAAACGACATAGTCACCTGGATTAGGATACAAGACCGGATCTCTTTCACTACTATCTATGTCTAAGGTGTGTACCTTCATTAAAATATATGAACAATATTTTAATGAGTGCGTGTCACGAAATAGTATTTATTTAACAGAGACTATGTGCTAATGGATTATTCATGAGTTGTCTCTTTGCAGTTTCTAAACTATGGTTTGTTGCATTGGGGTTCATATTACCTTTATATGCGTTATTTTCTTGGTAATCATTCGTTCTATATTGTTGTGTCCAAGCTCCATTTGCTGCGTTAATTCTACCATCGATTCTCGTCGTGTCGGAACGAACACTCGTTAACATACCACCTTGGTTGAGTGCGTCTGCTCTTACATTCATTCTACCGGGACCACCTGCTCTACCCGTCTTACCTCTTCTATCGTCTGGTCTGAAACCATATTTCATGAGTTCTTCTACCGCGTATTGTGTACCAAACGTTCTCTTTTCTCCTATCTTACTTGCTGGTGCATTTACGTAACCACCCATAAAGTTGCTAATACCCGGAGCGGGTTGATTCGCGTATTGGTATTGTTCCATATTACCATCCTTCTTGTTTCTCGTTGGTTCTTGAGCACGTGTAAGTGAGGAAACGGTTCTTTTTGCACTCGCATACGATAAGCCATCTGCTCTTAATCCAGTTTCTGACCTGTTTGTAGTTCTCTTTGTTTTTTCGTGTTCGCCTCTTGGTGTTCTACCGGACATGCCTTGTGCTCTACCCGCAACTGGTGGTAAACGACCATACAGAAACGCTGTTTTCTCTGGTCTGTTATGAGCGACTTCTCCTTCTATACCACGTCTACCACCTTTAGAATCGTAAGCTGGACCGCTTCGTCCTGGTAAAGTAGTGAGACGGTATGCGCCAACATTCTCTGGGTTAACTCTGAAAAGTTGCTGGTAACCACCGACGGATGGTACGTCCGGAGAAACACCTAAACCTGGACCTACGTTTTGTCTTTCTATGGGTGAAAGGTTGTTCATTATACCTCCGTCATACATGAATCTATCTCTCATCGACAAAACCTCGTTACCTGAAGATCTTTGTTGTGGTGCCACTTCTCCGAACGAAGTCATCTCTTGTTTTGAAGAATACGTTGGTTCAACGAGTGGGGAAGTTTGTCCTAAATATTCGTCTTTTATAACTACGTCTCTAGCCATGGGTGATTCATCTTCTAACGGTTTTCCTTCGACCCTGTAATTTTCTGGTTTTTGTTCTTCTGGTTTACTTAATTTACGACCGGCGTAAACAAGACCCGCTATAGCTAATATTGAGATGGGATCAGCCATTCTTATTTCTTATCAACATTTTTATCCATGTATCTTTTTTGAAACAAACCGTTTTGGAGTTCGGCGCGTGTGCTCGATGGTTCATAAGTCATGGTTCTGAGGGGAACTTTACACGATACATTTTGTAGCGGGTGGAAGTTTCTTTCGTACGTCTTGGCTAATATTTTGTTAAATTGAGAAGTTGATTGTGGTCTAAGAGCATCGCTAGTTTCTATAAATTCTGCTGGTGAACCTTTACCTGCCATGTATGGAGCTGTACCATAGAGCATGGTGTTTGGTCTAGACGAACCGTAGTTGAGAGTACTGGGCTGAGGATACACGAATACTTCTTCAGTGGCACATACACTTGGAATAGCTTTATCTTGAACAATTTTTAATCCTGGTTGGAGTTGATACGCCATTTACTATTACGTAAGATTTTGTTTAAGCAAATCGAGTACCTACTTTTCTTTTAAGACATCTAAAATATAAAATTGATATTACACTGATCTACTGGCTGTTATTCTCGCATCACCGTTTGGTGCTAAACCCGCGAAAGCTTCGAGTTGTACACCTCTTGCGTTTGGATCACACAAACGTGGATCTTGTCTACACGTATCTTTTCTAGATCCATGTATAAATTCGTAGTGAGAACCGCAATCTGTAGATGTTACTGGCATGGTTATAAATTGTCTAGATAATGCATTTCTTTGGTATTCCGGTAAAGATGATCGCGAACGCGCTGGTCCGTACGAAATACCGTCTGTAACGTAATTGTTACATTTATTTTTTACGGTTGAGTATTCACATGCACTTGGTCTATCTGGTCTGTCTATAAAATCGCTCATTAAATAATTACCCATTGGATTCTCTTTGCTTGGTTGTTGACAACCACCTGTCGTACCTATTTGTTCTTGTTCAGGCCTGGGAATATGGTCTTTAATCATACCTGAACGTTCCATTACATAAAGAACACCTAGAGCAGTTCCTCCTATTATAAACATGCGTACGTCTCTATTAATGAGATAGAGTACACACGTTGCATATATTATGAATCGAGAAGCGGCATTTATACGTTGTTCTGGAGCAAGTGTTTCCGATGGCCAAAATTCTGTTACTTTATCTGATCGAATGAGTTGTTTTGGGTCTTCGAACCAAGAAACCATTTATATATAACGAGTTTATTTTTTGTTGCCTCCCAACATCCCACCAAGCATTCCCTGCATAGTTTTCATGAGAGCATTTTCATCCATACTTGTACCATCTTCACCCATTTTGTCCGCACACTGTTTGGCTACCGTTTCAATCATGGAAAGCGTATCTTCTGGGATAGATTTTATAGTGGTTCCGAGCATGTAAAGTGTTTGTACGTATTGCCAGATTGCGTTTTTTGTATTTTCGGAACACGAAGACCAGTGTTTTTCTAAATTAACATCTTTCATGAAATCTAAATTTTTGGATTCGTTAATAAAAAACGTTTCATCTTTAGAAGAAATTTTATCAGCATACGGTGTTACGCCTGACATGAAACCATCTACAACTAATTTCGGATTAGTGTCTTTCATGAGTTCGAATGCGGAGATGCATTTTTTCAAGCCTTTTTCTTCTGGAAAAGTTTTGTGTAGTTCCATAAGAAATTGACCCATCATTTCATTGAAAGCAGATACGGAAGTCATTTTGTATTCTATATAGTTTTGCTATCTTTAAGCTATAAAATTTTTTAAAACGGTTCTGTTGATATACTTTCTCTCTTACCTAATCCATTACTTATTATAAAAAATACTAAAATTGCTACGAGTGCAGCTGGTTTACTGTACGCACTCAAAGGTAATTTACCTTCATTGTTAAGTTTTGATTTAAAGTGTATATATCCTGCAGTAATGAGACCAGCTATCACGGCGGCCGATGTTGGATCTCTTAAGTAGTCTTCAAACTCCATTTAATATAATTGAGGTTTTTTTCTTTGAGTTTCGGGTGCATCCGGGAATAAGACACTGTCTTCTTTTACTCTTCCTGTGTTTATGGTTTTGAATTCATTATCCACGAAAGAGGACGACGGTTGTTGTTGTGGTGGTTCCTGGTATTGTGACGGTGGTTCTCCGGATTCCATCGGTTCTCCGGTTTCCATTGGTTCTCCGGTTTCCATCGGTTCTCCGGATTCCATCGGTTCTCCGGTTTCCATCGGTTCTCCGGATTCCATCGGTTCTCCGGTTTCCATCGGTTCTCCGGATTCCATAGATTCACCTTCGTTTACTTCCGGGTCTTCAAAATCACCTACTTCAGCTTCTCCTAAATCGAGATCTTGACCTTCTTGTTGTTGAGACATGTACGTTTGTAATATTTGTTGTACTGGTATGAGTTCTTTTACAGCGGTCTCTATACAAGCCGAAAAACGTTCGTATAATTTATCATTTCTTGTATTTTCATCTTGTGATTCATGGTATATGTAGGGATTGTTATACAGATTTTCGGCGACTTTGTTGTAGCACATTTGTATGAAAACTTCATTTGTAGGTAATTTGAGTGAAATTTTCTTGTTATCTTTACTCAATCTGACAGCTGATAAAATTTTAACACAACTTACAAAAACGGCCGCTATGAGATCATTGAACCAAGCGCACCTATTCGCGATATTATCGGTATGTGTTCTAGAGTGTGCATCACTCCAATTTGGAACTTCTTTTAACAGTTTTTGAAACATTATCAAAACTTTTCTTCCTTTAGAGAGTTTGTATGCTTCTTCATACATTTCTTCGAAAACTTCAATCATAACCGGACACATGAGTAAACAAAGTTGACCGAGATATTCTCGTTTAGCTTCTACTAGTATGTTAAGGTTATCCATTTATGATTAAGTGGATTTTTTTTATGAAATAATTACCGCATTGTCCTGTATTTATTAGCCGTTTTTTTCAAATTTATGAGTGTCGGAAAATCATCGAGATCTTCTGATACGTTTTTAGATTCTGAATTTTTTAATTTTTTAGGTTTCCAAGATATACATATTTCATATTCTCCAACACGTTGTACCATAAACCCGCCTATTTCAAACTGTCTTATGATATATTGTAAAGCCTTGTGACGTTCGAAGTGAGGGTACCCCATCACAAACGATGGTATTTGTACAAAAACGTATTTGTGACCTAAATCTACCGATTGGCGTATTTTTTTAGTGATCTGTTCGTATATTTTAACGTAGGTTTCTTTTTTGAGTTTGTTACGTTTTTCGGTTATACGAGATATATCATCGATACTGATCATTATAATAGAACGGAATTATTTTTTCCGTACATTTCCTGCGAACTCAAGATTTGTTTCTCTATTAAATTTTTATTTACTATGGATTCCAATTCACTTTTTTTTACTAAACTATAATCTACAAATTCCTGTTTTTTTGTAGGTTTTCTAAAGACTGTATCATCTTCTGGGTATATAGTATCAATAGGTTGTGTTCGTAAGTTTAAAACTTTTACTTCTGGTTTATCGTCTGTTTTGTATTTTAAAGATTTCATAAAATTATTGTATTTTTTTATATCTTTTTCTAACTTTATCTTTTGGTACTCGTTTAGCTGATTTACTATGGATTTACGTGATTCTATAGATTTTTCCGTATCTTCTACAATATCCTTTAAAGATCTTCCGTCTCTATAAGCAGATTCTAAATTTACAATTTTAATTTCAGGACCAGGATTTACAATGAAAATATCAGCAGAAACAGAAAATCCAAAATCGAAACCGGGGTTACCGTGTTTTACAATCATGAACATACATTTGAGAACGGTACCACCTGTTTCTTTGTGAATAAACTTTTTGATAGACGTTGTTTCTATAACGTACGTGCACATACCAGTTTTTTGTGAAACTTCTTCGTTTATTTTAATAATAATTTCTTGCATGAGATCGTGTGTCATTGAAACTTCAGTGACTTCATCGTACTGTGATAAATCCATCTCTTGTTCTGTTAATACTTTTTCAGGTCGAGTGTACATTTCTATCCTGTTCAGTACATAATATAGGAAAACTATTAACACAATAAACGTTAACGTATTCATCTACATATAACTGTGATTTTATTTAGAAAAAAAATTAATTTATAAATTTAGTAATATGTCCCTGTTAATATACAGTCCACAATGTAATCATAGTTTAGATGTAATCGATTTTATAAACAAACACGAACAACTCAAGAATATTGTTTCGTATCACAATATAAATAAACTCGGTATACCACCGCAATACAAAAATAAAATAAGTCGTGTTCCTACTATGCTTACAAAGAATGGCAAGTTTTTAGTAGGTAACGAAATACGAAATTGGTTACAATCGCTTTTACCAGTTAAAGATTTAGACGTTGCTGGATTTGGTTCTTGTAATATGACGACTTTGGAAGATGGTGAAGGTACTAGTGAAATGTTTGAAATAGATAGTTACGGTGTAACTTTACAACCCGCGATGACACCAGAACTTGAAGAAAAAATAAGTAGAAGTGTATCTGAGGCATATAACCAACAAACTAAAAACAGTAATTAAAGAATTAAATTTATTTCAAATTAATGAAATTAGCAACTGTTCAGGCTTCTGCTATAAAGTCTACTTTTGAAGTTCTTAAAGATATACTCAATGATGTTAATATATATTTTAAAAAAGATGGTGTGTACATTGTTACTCTAGATACGGCGAGAACCTCTCTTGTAGATATGTACCTCTCTTCGGATAATTTCGAAGAATATAATTGTGAAAACGATATTGTTGCAGGTATAAATGTATCGAATACTTTTAAACTTTTAAAATCTATAACGAACAACGACGTTCTCGTAATAAATATCGAGTGTAAAGAGTTTATGAATATTGAAATTCACAGTGAGTCTAAGAAAGCGTGTACCACATTTTCTTTAAAACTTCTCGATATAAACGAGAGTCAAATAGAAGTTCCGCAAATGAATATGACTACAATAACACCAATGTTATCTGCAGATTTTCAGAGAATATGTCGAGACATGTATAACATTGGTAACGATATTGAAATAACACGCGACGGTAAACATTTAAAACTTCTTTGCGAAGGTGATTTTGCTAATCAGGAAACGGTTATTGAATGTACGGAAGAGAGTCCAAAAATATCTGGTAAATATTCCCTTCGGTACCTTAATATTTTTACTAAAGCGACGAGTATGTGTTCTACGGTGCAAATAATGCAAGAAGAACAGAATAGATTTTTGATATTAAAATATAACGTCGCGAATTTAGGTGAACTTAAATTTTATCTCGCAACTAAGGTAAGCGAAGATCTGTAACGTATCCAGTTTTAGTATCCACATTTTTTATCATACCAAGTGCATTTCTTATACGTATTGTAGGAAACTCTTGTTCCAATGTTTCTTCGTCGTAATATAACATATCACTTATTTTTACTTTTTCACCGTGGAAATCAAGACGAGGTCCCGCGTACCTTCTTATTTTATTGAGTAAATCTTTCACTGGTTTATCATACGAATCGAGCAAATGTGCACTTACGATTGGTATGTTAAAATGAATACCCGAAGAGAAACGAGGAGGCCAAACATGGTTCATATCATACGTAAGGTATTTGTACATTTTATCGTTATACCAATACTTAATTCGAACAATAGTCTTTTCTACGTTACTTGGAATTTGTGTATTTTTATAATCTTTATCCGTTAAATCTTTATAAAAGAAATCTGTTTCACCATCCCATTCTTCGAACTCGTCTTCCCAAAATTCATCAAGTTCACTCGGTGTTTTTTCGTTGTTTAGTTTATATTCCATTGACGATTCTATTATTTTATAGTCGGGTTTAGATAATATATTTTTTATCGATACGTGAATCCACAATATAACGTTAGTTAAAAGATTGAGTAACATGTTTATTTAATTATTATATGGAAGGTAATTTTTTAAGCCGTTATAATAATAAGATTAAAACATGGGAAAACCTAATACGTGATGACCCTATAAACAAATCCATGCACGAATCGGAAATGTCAGATTATATAATAAAGTGTATGCCATACATGAAACAGTACACCGAAGAACTTGAAAGGGAAGTGAGTACGGATAATATCTTTAATTGTAAAGAAACAACCGGTTTACAAAGAAAAGATATATTTAACGATTACCTCATAGATGTAGAAAAAGTGAATAATATAGATCGACCTATTGAAAAGAAAAAGGAAGTGTGTTCGAGATGCCCTGAAAGTAACGTTTTTCACTTTTCAGATACGAGTGACCTCGT